GTTGGTACGCTCATCACGGGGACGGTCATTCCCGCTATCGGCTCTGTGCTTGCAGCTATCGCGCCTGCTCTGCCTATCATTGTGGGGGTGGCGGCGGCTATCGCGGGAGTGATCCTTGTCGTAAAGAATTGGGGAGCCATCTCCGAATGGTTTTCCGGCGTTTGGGATAGCGTGACAACAGCGGTGTCCGATGCGGCTGCAGCGGTCAAGGAAGGGATCGTCAACGCCTGGAACAGCGTAAAAGAAAAGACTACGGCGGCATGGAATGAGGTAAGAACAAAAACCACGGCTGCGTGGAATTCCATCAAAACAGGCGTTTCCACTGCGTGGAATGGGATCAAGAGCGGCGTTTCCTCTGCAGCAAGCTCCGTAAAAACTACAGTAACTAACGCCTGGAACACGCTCAAATCCAACACATCAACAGCATGGTCTAATATAAAGAGCACTATTAGCGCCAATGGCGGGGGAATACGCGGCGTTATAGCTGGGGCCGTCGAGGGCTACAAATCCATCTGGTCTACTGGTTTTAATGTGATTGATAGCATTACCGGGGGAAAACTTAGCTCTGCGCTATCAACGGTACGCGCTAGGCTAGATTCTATCAGATCAGCATTTTCCGAAAAACTCAACGCCGCAAAAGAAACAGTAAGCAACGTCATTGACCGCATCAAGGGTTTTTTCAATTTCTCTTGGAGTTTGCCACACCTGAAAATGCCGCATCTGTCTATCACGGGCGGCTTTTCGCTTGTACCTCCGTCTGTTCCTCGCTTTTCGATCCAGTGGTACAAAAAAGCGTATCAGCAGCCGATGCTTTTCAAATCCCCGACCGTGGTCAACACGCTAGGCGGGCTAAAAGGATTCGGCGATGGAAGAGGCGGCGAAGTTGTTATGGGCCAATCTATGATGTACGCCATGATCCGGGACGCTGTATCTGAGGGGCGTGGTTATTCCACGTCTAACACCTGGGGAGACATCAACGTAACCGTAAACGGCGCAGAGAGCCGGGACATGGCGGCACTGGCAGACCTCATCGCGGACAGGATCGCGGCGAAGGTACAGCGCAGAAGGGCGGCGTGGGCATGAGCAAACAATACGGTAGCTACTTTACTTTTGGTGATATCGTTTCCAACGAATACGGGGTGTGGATTTCCGGGGAGGGCACGTTTGACGCGCCGGAGCGGGATATAGAGTATGTGGAAATCCCCGGCAAATCAAGGGCTTTAATCCTTGACAACAACCGATTCCGGAACATCGATATCACTTACCCGGCCTATATGTCGGGAGATTTTGATAGCCGCTTTGACGTGTTCAAGGCGGCTATGCTGTCTTATGCAGGACAGTACATGATTTTGTCGGACACCTATCATCCGAACGAATTTAGATATGCCACATTCACTGGCGGCATTGACCCGGAAACGGGGCCTTATAATCGGTCTGGGCGGTTTGATATCACTTTTAATTGCGGTCCTCAGAGATTCTTAACAAGCGGGCTATCCACAACCACGTTCGCGGAAGCGGGAACCATTGCTAACCCAACGGCATACACAGCGACGCCTAATATCCGTGTATATGGGTATGGAACGGTGGGGGTGGGCTCCAACACGATTACCATTACAATCCATCCATATCCGTATATTGACATTGACTGTGAGGCTATGGATGCAAAATATCAGGCAAATAACTGTAATGGTTATGTGCAGGTGAGCGGAGATGTTTTTCCGACGCTTCCACCGGGGAATACGGGCATAACGATTTCTGGGAGCGTTTCCAAAATAGAACTACAACCTAGATGGTGGACAGTATGATACCTATCCTTTACGAGACAACAGAAACGGCCTTTACCAGCAACGGGATAGGCCGTCTGTCGGATGCTATTTCCTGCATCGTCACGGAGGAGCGGAACGGCCCGTATGAGCTGGAAATGCAGTATCCTATCACGGGGCAGTATTTTGACGAGCTGACGCATTCCCGGATTATTTTTGCCTCCCCGGCCGATGGGAAAAGCGGCCAGCCGTTCCGCATTTATCGCATAGAAAAGCCGCTGGACGGTATCTGCACTGTTTACGCCGAACACATCAGCTATGAGCTTAATCACATCCCGGTTATGCCGTTTGCCGTAAATTCGTGCGCGGACGCGTTGACGGCTCTTGTCAATTACGCGGGACAGGCTTGCCCGTTTTCCGTTTGGACAAACAAGAGCGTTTCCGGGTCGTTTACCCTCCGAGAACCGAAGGCGTTTCGGGAAATCCTTGGCGGCTCTCAAGGCTCCATTCTTGATGTTTACGGCAAGGGGGAGTACGAGTTTGACGGATACACCGTAAAACTTTACGTCAATCGTGGCACGGACAGCGGCGTTGTGATCCGCTACGCAAAAAACCTTGTCGATTTGGTCAACGACGAGAACATCGAGGATGTCTATACGGGCGTTTGCCCATACTGGAAGGACGAGAGCGGGACCATCGTTACATTGCCTGAAATAGCAATCTGGGCCAGCACAGCAAATAATTATCCGTATAAGCGAACTAAGATAGTTGATTTCTCTGCCGAGTTTGAAACCCAGCCAACGGTTTCTCAGCTTAGAGAAAGGACACAGACCTTTATTGAGGCGAACAATATAGGCATCCCCAAAACCAATATTGATGTTGAGTTTGTCCCCCTTTGGCAAACATCTGGCGCTACGCTGGGCTCGCCCCAAATTGATCTGACGATCCCCGCAACGGTGGACGGCAATACGCTAGAGCATGTCAACGCAACGGTAGACGGCGATACTGTTTATCTGCATGATGCGTATTGGGCCTTAACTTTTGCCGATTATAAAATCCTTGAGCGGATTCACCTTTGCGATACCGTCACTATCATATATGAGGCATTAGGAGTATCTCATAAGGCCGAAGTAATAAAGACTGTATACAATGTCCTGAAGGATCGCTATGACAGCATCGAGGTTGGAGAGCCTAAAACCACCCTAGCGTCCATCGTGACGGGGCTGGACAACTCCATCAATGAGATCGAAGCCGCTGTTGACGAGAGCGGCATTGCCGAGCGTTTGCAGGAGTATGTTGACCATCAGACACAGCTTATAACGGGCGGACTTGGCGGTTATGTCGTGCTGAATCCCAACGCCAACGGAGAGCCGCAGGAACTCCTTATCATGGATACCGCTGATATGTCCACAGCGACTAATGTTATACGCATAAACCGCAACGGAATCGGCTTTTCGTCTACTGGTTATTCTGGGCCATACACATCCGCATGGACGATTGATGGCACATTCAATACAGCTTTTATTGGGGCTGGGTCTATCACAGGCGTACAAATAGCGGCAGGATCTATTACTGCTGGCAATCTATCGCTCTACGGCAAGATGGGCGTGTATACCAGCTCCAGTTTGACAACCAACGGCGGGTATATCGGCTATATGCAGGGGGCAGTGGCCGATGGTACAACCACGAATGGGATTGCTATCATGGACAGCAATTCCTCGAACTACCTGATGGCAACCACCGCAGGCGTAAAAATGAGGAATGGCGCTGCAAATTCAGAGTTTAATATTGCTGGCGGCTATGGTGAATTTATCGGGAATGGTATGTACCTGCAAGGTGAAATCTATCTCAACGCTCGTAGCTCCGGTAATGGAACTGGGTATTACGGAACGACTCATGTAAATGAGCTTGAATCCATGGCGGGGATCACCGCGGCAAGCGGTGTGTATGTAAAGTCCGGGACAGTTACCTTAGGCAGTATGTACGCAACGTCTAGTAATGGTGGCGCTATTGTCCTGCGGAGTAACAGCGGTGTAAACACCATAACTCTTTATACATCCACATACGGTGGTGTGCTTGCGCTTAACAACGCATCTGCAACAACTAGGGTAAATCTGTATATCGATACAGTATCCGGTGGGTGCCTCACGCTGACAAACCCATCGGGTGTGTCTGAAACTCTCACGGCGGCGCTGATACAAAAACTCATCAACCTATAAGGAGGGCAACATGGACCGGCTAAAAACAACAAATGGCAAGGCGTTTGAAATCCTGCTTGCGTTGGCTTCTGCCAAGGAAACAGGACGGCTTGGCTTTGCCATTGCAAAACAACGGAGATTGATAGAGGCTGAGCTTACTGAGTTTATCACAATCCGAAACAACGCAATATCAAGCAATTCAGCCGACGGTATGCTGACAGCTGACGGAGCTGCCGCGGCAAATGCCGAGATAGCGGGTTACCTTGATATGCCGTGCGAGTTTCCTGTGTATTCCGTCTCTTTTGATGTTTTCACGGGTGGGGATTTGGCCTCCGATCAGATGTACTTGCTTGATTTTATGGTGGAGGCGCAAGATGGCGAATGACGTAAGTTATTTCAAGGTAGAAGGAGATGCCACACAATATAGCTTTAATGATGCTGACGCGGAAACCGCAATCGCGGCAGAAGTGGCAAGAGCAAAAGGCGTGGAAGGTACTCTATCCGACCTTACAACCAGCGCAAAAACGTCCCTGGTAGCTGCGGTCAATGAGTTGGACGGGAAGGCGGGGATCGCAACCTATGCATCCGTTACAGGCCTCGGCCTGACCGCCGGATCTGCCACGATAGCGGGCGCATATGCGGCCCTGCCGTTGAACGCGAAACTGATAACTGTAGCCGCAGATTTCGCAAGTTCCGAACTGCCTAATACCTACGGGTCTGTTGAGATTGTAAAAAACTCCAACGCCAGCCGAGGGTATATCTTTTTCCACGGCAAAGCCACGGCAAACGGCGAGTACAGGATGGGGATTGATTCTTCAAACGTTCCGGACGGTACATGGCGCAGGCTGCCAATCAGCTCAAACACGACGCCATACGGTATGTTTGATCGGTCAGAACACACCGTTGTATCCAGCGCGGCAATCACTAGGGATAGCTATATCAGTGGCACCGTGAGTTTTTCTAAATCAGGGTATTATCCGCTGGCTATCGTAGGATGGAATACAAGCGGCACAGGCGGAGGGTATGTCATCCCCGTGAGATTGTATTTATCTGCTGCGTCTAGTGGGGCCGCCACCGTCGGCTACGCTTTACGCAACGCGAGCACGACAGCCGACATACCCAGCGCAACAGTTACGGTCCACATCCTGTGGATGGCGACAAGCTGATTAAGGGGTGACAGACAATGATATGGACAATTCTCCTGGCCGTTGTAGGCTCGTCCGGCGTGGCCTCCATTGTGGTGGCCTGTCTGCAGCGGCATTGGAGCAGGAAGGACCGGGAGGACGGGCGCATCGACGCTCTCGTGGCGGCCCAGCAGGTCCTTATGGTGGACCGGGTGCGGCATCTGGGAAAGGGATATATCCAGGATGGATATATCGAGCTGTCAGACAAGGAAAACATCACAGCTATGTACAGCGCCTACAAAGCCTTGGGCGGAAACGGGAACCTGGAGACAGTCATGCGCGAGATCGACAAGCTGGAGGTAAGGGGGTGATGAGATGTCCGTGAAAGTAAACGGCACAAAGATCACGATGACACGGGGAGACACGCTACGATTGAAAATCGGAATTGAACGTGATGGGGAGCCCTATGAGCCGACAGAAAACGATGCTGTCCGGTTTGCGGTGAAACACAGGACCATGAACATTACAAAGACTGAATACACCGACACGGAGCCGCTGATCGAGAAGAGCATCCCGTATGACACGCTCATATTGGAGCTGGAGCCGTCTGATACGAAACCCCTCGGGTTTGACACATACGACTATGACGTGCAGATCACGTTCGCGGACGGCACGGTGGACACGTTTATCAGTGACACGCTAAAGCTGACAAAAGAGGTGGAGTGATGTACACACAGATAGACGGAACTATCACGGGACAGTTAAGCCCTGGCAACGCCGTTATATCCGGTACGATAACAAACGCGCTCGCGGTCGGCGGTGAGCTTACGATCCCCATCAGCGGGATATATCCCGTGTACGACGGCGGGTACGAAGTGACCCCACTTGCGGGGACGGAGCAGATTCTTGCAACACACGGGAAGAGGATGGAGGATGACGTGGTTGTCCTCGCCATCCCGTATTATGAAACCACAAATGAGAGCGGCGGGTACACCGCGATTATCGGCTAAAGGAGTTTTTTATCATGGCAAATCAGTATAAAAACAAGATCATCTACGGCGGGAACGTTTTGATCGACCTGTCCACGGACACGCTGGCCAGTGCGTCTCAGCTTGCCTACGGTGTGACCGCCCACGACAAGACGGGCGCGCCCATCACAGGCACGAGCACCTACGACGCGGACACCTCGGACGCGACGGCGGTGGCGGCGGAAATCCTCGCGACAAAGACGGCCTATGTGAACGGCAACAAGATCACCGGCACCATGCCGAACAACGGAGCGGTGACAGGGACCATCAGCACAAAGGAAGGACAGTACACCATCGGGCAGGGCTATCACGACGGGTCCGGAAAGGTCGGGATCAGCTCCACGGAACAGGCCAAGATTATCGCCTCCAACATCAAAAGCGGAATTTCCATCCTCGGCGTGACTGGCACCTACTCCGGCGAGGCGGTGACCGCAACGGCTGTCAACATCACACCCGCCACCACGGCCCAGACCATCACACCGCCCACCGGATACGACTACATCAGCCAGGCGAATGTGGCGGCGATCCCCTATGTGGAGGCAGACAACGCGGCGGGAGGCGTGACCGTCAATATAGGATAAGGAGGGCGCTATGCCAAACCCTTACAAAAACAAGGTGGTGTATGGAGGCATCGTACTGATCGACCTTACGGAAGATACCGTGACGGCTGAGACGTTGATGGAAGGGTATACCGCTCACTCCGCAAGCGGCAGTTTAATCACCGGCACAGCAACCGGCGGGGGCGTAGACGGGGACAACCTGGCTTACGGCGGCAGTTCCATCGTAGGAACCGCAGAGGTCGGGACCGCTATCGTGGGTGCCGAAGGAGCAATCGTTGGGTCGGCAATCGTCGGCACGACAAAGATTTAAGGAGGCTTACAAATGAGCTATACAAAAAACACATGGGCAACCGGCGACACCATCACAGCCGCGAAGCTCAATAATATGGAGGACGGTATCGAGGCGGCGGCAGACGATTATCCGGGATATGATGTGGTAATTCACTTAGTAAATGGTATTGAAATGAGCGCTGCAACTCCGACGTTGGTAAAGGGGTTGTGGTCAACGATTTTACCGCTTATTATTGCCAAAAAGCCTATTTCAATTTTCGTTTATCGAACAATACAGTATGATTCCGGCGACTATGATGTTGAATACGACGGGGTATTTGTGACAAAAGTATATGCAGATGGCAGCTATCATGAGAATCTTGAAATAACTGTTACGGACACGTTGACGCAGATTTCAAGCGCTACTCTTATTATCAACGAAAACGGTATAAGTTGGCGGTCTTGATTATTGGGCTTCCAAACAGCGGAAAAACCACTTATTCACAGCAGTTTGAAAATGTTTTGCACCTCGACGACTTTTCGCCCGGCAAGTTTCTCAACTGCAACGAGGCCGTAAGACGATCAGATGGCGATGTTGTGGTAGAGGGGATCTACAATTCGAGGTGCAGGCGGCTGAAGCTGTTGGAGGCTTGCGAGGGAAGAACGCCCAAAATCTGCGTATGGATTGATACTCCGTATGAAGTCTGCCAAGAACGAGAAAGACAAGGCAGACAGCGGAGTGGGGTAATGGAACACAGCCATCTTGAGCCACCCACGCTTGCCGAGGGTTGGGACGAAATCAGAATCGTAAGGGGTGAGGAAGTAATTGTCCAGAGTAAGCATAACCAAATCGAAACTTGACGCACTGGCAAATGCGGTATCCGCGAAGAGCGGAGAAGCCCTGCCGCTGACCATTGACGAGATGACAGATGCGGTGGAGGGCATCCAGACGGGCGGAACACCAACGCTGCAAAGCAAGAGCGTCACACCCACGGAGAGCGCACAGACGGTCACGCCGGACAGCGGGTATGACGGGCTGGACGAGGTGGCAGTGGGGGCTATCAGCTCGACGTATGTGGGGTCCGGGATTGACCGCAACGACAGTACAGACCTGACGGCCTCTGGCGCAACGGTGACGGTTCCCGCCGGATACTATGCATCGGCGGCGAGTAAAGCGGTTGCATCCGGCTCCGCTACGACCCCGGCAACGACGATCACGGCAAATCCGTCCATATCGGTCAATGCGTCGGGTCTTATCACCGCCACGGCAAGCGCGACGCAAAATATTACACCAACTGTATCTGCAGGGTACGTATCTTCTGGTACGGCTGGCACGGTAACGGTCAGCGGGTCGAACACAAGCCAGCTCACCACCCAAGCGGCGACAACGATTACACCGTCCACTTCCCAGCAGACGGCGGTAGCGGCGGGGAGGTACACCACGGGGGCGGTCACGGTAGCGGCGATTCCATCACAGTACATCGTCCCAAGCGGGAGCCAGACCATCACACAGAATGGGACAGTTGACGTGACGAGCCTTGCCAGTGTGACGGTCAACGTTGCGGGCGGCAGCGTACAGACCGACACCAAAACCGCAACGGCATCCAACTACCCGGTGAGCCTGTCCTTTACGTCAATGAAAGGCGAGCCCAAAGCCTTTGTTGTGCGACTGGACGCACAGGTGTCCAGTTCGGGCAACACCACATACTACTACATCGTGGATATCGCGGCGTTTGGTTCGACAACTCACGGGAACTGCTTCCGTGTCGGCGGCACAAGGCGGGTTGATACTATCACAAGCGGGTATTCCTGGAGTTACAGCGGGACAACGCTAACGATAACATCAAGCGCACAAAGCAGATCGGCAAGTCCGGGGGCGTTTTATAGCGGAAGCTACGAGCTGATGTATATCTACTGAAAGGGGAATTGACATGAAACTACCTGACAAAATCTATATCGTACTCAAATGGATCACTCTCATCTGCGTGCCAGCGCTCTCAGCGGCGTACACGGGCCTTGCGGCTGTTTGGGGCTGGCCTTATGCCGGGGAGATCGCCAAGACCGCCACAGTGATTTGTACGCTTCTGGGCGCTCTGATCGGCATCAGCACGGCAAGCTATTATCAGGGAGGAAATGACGAATGAGCGTAATGATTGGACATGCCTCCATTGACGAGCGCGGCAAGGCTTACGGCGGGGCTGCCGGGGATCAGACCGGGAAAGAGGTATGCACCCGGAGCTGGTACGCAAACGGCTGGAGCGTCCTGCTGAGATTCAAGGATCCGGAGAAGGCGGAAAAGGCCGCTCAGTTTGTGGAGCAGTGCTGCCGCTCAAACATGGTGGGGTATGACCAGTATCAGCGCAACACCCTCCGGGACCGGGCGCGGGAGGCGAACTGGATCGGCAAGGACATCAAGACCAAATGCGAGACGGATTGTGCAGCGTTTATGACCGTTGCGGCAGAGGCGGCGGGGGTCAACATGGACAGTACATATCTCCAGCTTTCGAGCGGCGGCTGGAACGCCCCGGTCACGTCCACCATGAGAGCGAAATTCCGGGCGACGGGCGCTTTCGACGTGCTGACGGACAGCAAATACCTGACCACGGACGCATACCTCAAGCGGGGCGATATCCTGGTCAAGGAGACGGCGCACACGGTCATGGTCCTGTCTGACGGGGCGAAATCAGGCGGCACAAATACAACTGAGACAGAGGAGGTCACGGTAATGGTAAACGCAAAACAGCTTGCCAGCGGCGCCAAGGGGACCGCGGTGCAGAAGCTCCAGATCCTGCTGAACGGACTGGGCTATAACTGCGGCAGTGTGGACGGGATCTTCGGCACGAAGACCCTGACGGCGGTCAAGAGCTTCCAGGCGCATAACAGCCTGGACAATGACGGCATCGTGGGCGCAAAGACCTGGGGAAAGCTGATAGGATGATACAGGCAGCAAAACGCGGCGATGGCGTGAAGTTTGAGCGAATCCGCAGAATCACAGGTAAACCGACAGTAAGCCTGTAAATGCCGTAAACCGCTTCGGCGGGTTCTCAAAGCCGGAAAGCAATAGCTTTCAGAAGTAAAAAAATAACTTTGGGGGTATCAAGGGATGTCTGAAAAGGCAAATCGTGAGTTTAGGAAAATTCCGTCATTGGAATATTTATATGAAGTAAACGGAGACGGAACCGTCATCCGAAACGTCAAGTCAAAGCGACATCTTAAATGCTTTAAGAAACATCACAACAGCAACACGGAATACTGGTGTACGCAGGTGAACATCAAGCATAACATACGAAAGGTTTTTCTGCATCGTGTAGTGGCTGAGTGCTGGATTGGCCCACGGCCTGAAGGTATGCAGGTTGACCACATCGACCGGAACAGCTTGAACAACCACTATTCCAATCTCAGGTATGTCACCAAAAGCGAACAGATGTTAAACCGTGACTATGACGCATTCGTTGATAAGATTCTTCCGAATCTAGCGACAAAAAACAACGGGTCTGTTAATCCGGTGCGAATAAGGGGACGAGGCGAAGAGCTTGAGTTTCCGACAGCACGGAGAGCCGCAAAATACTTCACATCCGTTTACCCGGAAAAGAACGAGAAGTCATTTAATGACAAGTTCTATCACCGGCGTAAGCGGATTTTTGATTATGACGTTGAATACCTGAATGCAGAGACTGGACACGGCAACCATGAAAGGGTAAGGAACAGTCCGCAATAATGTGTATCTGGTCGGCACTCTTGACCGCTGGAACGATGGCAAGCAAGCCGAAGAAAAAGACAGGGTAAAACATACCAT